GCCTATTTAAAAAATACCTATCAGCCAAAGGGCAATTATACCCCGGCAGGTCAGTCCTATACCAAAGCCGAATCGGAGGCGCGCTACGGGGTCGGTAAAACGACGACAGGTAATAACAGTGCTTACTACACGCACGGCAACGGTACTGTGTTTATGCAGTCTGTGAGAAATATTTCAGTCGGCAATAATGCCACTGTGACCGTGACGCTGCCTACGTCGTTCCCTAATGGAATCCTCGGTATCGGTTCGAGTTATTACGGTGCAGGGGGTAATAACTCAGCATCATTTTATCTCTGTTCGCCTGTCGGGAAAAATCAGGTGAAAATTCAAACCCATAACTGCAACGGAACATTTTATTTAAACGTAACGGGTTATTGATATGCAGAAATATTTCAGCAATACAGATAAAAGCTTTTACCTTGAGGAAACTGTCAGAACCTATGAAGAGCAGGGTATTCCCGTTCCGTCAGACCTGATGACAATAACCGATGCTGAATATGAAGCCTTTATGGTTTCACCTGACCGGAAAGCGCCTCAGTATAATGTTGAATCAGAATGCATGGAATGGGTCGATATCGAACCGCCCACCCGCGAGGAGGCTATCGAAAATGCTGAGTCATTAAAGGCGCAGCTCCTGTCTGTAGCAGCTCAGGCCATAGCACCATTGCAGGATGCGGTCGATGAGTCGATGGCGACAGATGAGGAAATGGCAAGCCTGTCGGCGTGGAAGAAATACCGGGTTTTACTTAACCGGGTTGATACCAGTGAGCCCGACGAAATTGAATGGCCTGAATCGCCGTTAACAGAGTAATAAAAAACCCGCGTTAAGCGGGTTTAATCATAGGGGCATTCTTCATAGTCTTTTTCTGTTTCGTCACCGACAAACAGTCTGAGCCAGCAAAAGCCAAAGAGCCACCATGCAGCCAGACCACCAATAATCCAGAGTAAAATCGTCATTATCGCTTCCTCGTTAATGGCGAAACGATAGCGACAATACCCATTCATTGATAATGGTTATCGGCGATCAATTAACCGTGATTGATCGCTGATAACGATCAATGACGCTTTCCTCACATGGCAACCGGTCACTGCGCGTTGTGCTGTCACTCCCCCAACGGCCTTTCGTTTCTCACACCTCACACACAACAGAAAATAGTTGCACCCCTTAACCACGGAGTTAAACGGATGAGCGACTATCATCACGGCGTCGAGGTCATCGAGATTAACGATGGCACGCGCACCATTTCCACCGTTTCGACGGCTATCATCGGCATGGTCTGCACCGCCAGCGATGCTGACGATTCCACATTCCCGCTAAATGAGCCGGTGCTGATTACCAGCGTGCAGAACGCTATTGGTAAAGCCGGTAAGCTCGGCACCCTGTCAAAATCCCTGCAAGCCATTGCCGACCAGTGCAAGCCGGTCGTTGTGGTTGTGCGCGTTGCCGAAGGTATTGAAGACCCGGACGACCCGGAAGCAGCGCAGAAAGAAACCATTTCCAACATCATCGGTACGACCGACGAAAACGGCAAATACACCGGGCTTAAAGCGCTGTTGACCGCCAAAACCGTCACCGGCGTCAAGCCGCGCATTCTCGGCGTGCCGGGGCTGGATTCTCTGGAAGTGGCGACCGCGCTCGCGGCGACCTGTCAGAGCCTGCGCGCGTTTGGCTATATCAGCGCGTGGGGCTGCAAGACCATTTCCGAAGCCATCGCCTACCGTGAGAATTTCAGCCAGCGCGAGCTGATGGTCATTCACCCTGATTTTCTGGCGTGGGACACCACGGCGAATCAGACCGATATTGCATGGGCGACCGCCCGCGCGCTCGGCCTGCGTGCCAAAATCGACCAGGAGACGGGCTGGCACAAAACGCTGTCTAACGTCGGCGTGAATGGCGTCACCGGCGTCAGTGCCTCGGTCTCTTGGGACTTGCAGGAGAAGGCCACCGACGCGAACCTGTTGAATCAGGCCGGTGTCACCACGCTAATCCGTAACGACGGCTTTAAATTCTGGGGCAACCGTACCTGCTCCGACGATCCGTTATTCCTCTTTGAAAACTACACCCGCACGGCGCAGGTGCTGGCCGACACGATGGCGGAGGCGCACGCCTGGGCGATTGATAAACCCGTCACCGCAACGCTTATCCGCGACATCGTCGCCGGTATCAATGCGAAATTCCGCGAGCTGAAAAACAACGGCTATATCGTTGACGGCTCCTGCTGGTACGACCCGGAGTCAAACAGCGTGGAAACGCTTAAGGTGGGGAAACTGTATATCGATTACGACTACACCCCCGTCCCGCCGCTGGAAAACCTGACCCTGCGCCAGCGCATCACTGATACCTATCTGGCGAACCTGTCAGAGTCGGTCAACAGCTAAGGAGCTCTGAGCATGGCATTACCACGCAAACTGAAATACCTGAACATGTTCAACGATGGCCTGAGCTACATGGGAGTTGTTGAATCCGTCACCCTGCCAAAGCTGACCCGTAAGCTTGAGAAATACCGCGGCGGCGGGATGCCGGGGTCGGTTTCGATTGACCTCGGTCTCGATGACGATGCGCTGTCGTGCGAGTGGACGCTCGGCGGTCTGCCTGACGTCGAGCTGTGGGCGCAGTACGCCTCACCGGGCGCGGACAGCGTACCGTTGCGCTTTACCGGCTCATACCAGCGCGATGACACCGGCGCGATTTCTGCCGTTGAAGTGGTCATGCGTGGCCGTCACAAAGAGTACGACGGCGGCGAAAACAAACAGGGCGAAAGCGGCACGACCAAAATCTCGACCGAATGCGCGTACTACCAGCTCACGATTGACGGCAGGGAGGTCATCGAGATTGACGTTATCAACATGGTGCTGAAAGTCGACGGCGTCGACCGTCTGGCAGAGCATCGCAAGGCCATTGGCCTGTAACCCTCTTAACCGGTCAGTCAGGCTGGCCGGTCACTAAACTTTGACGAGAGCAACATCATGGAAAACAACATCGAAACCGGCGTTACAGAAATTGAAGTCACCGAAACCCAAAAGCCACACGTCGTGACCCTTGACAACCCCCTCATGCGCGGTGAGCAAAAAATCGGAGAGGTGACGGTTTCAAAACCTAACGCGGGAACCCTGCGCGGGGTGTCGCTGGCCTCGCTGGCAAACTCTGACGTTGACGCGCTGATTAAGGTGCTGCCGCGTATGACCTACCCGGCACTCACCGAGCATGAAATTGCCCGTCTGGATGCCTCAGACCTGATGCAGTTCGCCGCTGAGGTGATTGGTTTTTTGTCACCATCTTCGGCTCGCTGACGTTCCCCGCAAAACTTTCGGTCGATGACCTGATGGCGGATATCGCGGTGATTTTTCACTGGCCGCCATCAGAGCTGTATTCCCTTAGCGTGACCGAGCTCCTCATATGGCGCGACAAGGCGCTACAGCGAAGCGGAAACCACTATGAGCAATAACGTCAGAATCGAGGTACTTCTTAACGCAGTAGACCGGGCAAGCCGACCGCTAAAAGCTATCCAGAACGCCAGCAAATCCCTCGCTGGCGATATCCGCAACTCACAGACGACCCTGCGCGACCTTAACGCGCAGGCGTCCAGAATTGACGGATTCAGGAAAGCGAGCGCACAGCTTGCCGTGACCGGTCAGTCGCTTAACAAAGCGAAACAGGAGGCCGCAGCGCTGGCCGTCCAGTTTAAAAACACGGAAAACCCCACCAAAGCACAGGCGCGCGCAATGGAGGCGGCAAAAAAATCCGCCGCTGAGCTGCAACTCAAATATAACGGGCTCAGGCAGTCGGTACAGCGCCAGCGCACCGAGCTTGCTCAGGCCGGGATTAATACCCGAACGCTGTCGGCTGACGAGCGTCGCCTTAAAACCAGCATCAGTGAGACTACTGCGCAGCTTAACCGGCAACGTGAGGCGCTGGCGCGGGTCAGCCAGCAACAGGCAAAGCTGAGCCGGGTTAAAGAGCGGTATCAGACCGGTAAATCCCTTGCGGGTAGTGCGGCGGCGGCTGGTGCTGCCGGTGTCGGAATTGCCACGGCTGGCACCATGGCCGGTGTAAAACTGCTGATGCCTGGCTATTCGTTTGCACAGAAAAACTCTGAGCTGCAAGCCGTGCTCGGGGTCGACAAACAGTCGCCCGAAATGGAGGCGTTACGCAAACAGGCCAGACAGCTCGGAGACAATACCGCCGCATCTGCGGACGACGCAGCGAGTGCACAAATCATCATCGCCAAAAGTGGCGGGGATGCTGATGCCATTCAGGCGGCGACGCCGGTCACGCTGAATATGGCGCTGTCGAATCAGCGCTCAATGGAGGAAAACGCCGCCCTGCTGACAGGGATGAAATCTGCGTTTCAGCTTTCCAATGACCAGATCGCGCACATTGGCGACGTGCTGTCGATGACAATGAACAAAACCGCCGCCGATTTTGACGGGCTGAGTGATGCGCTGACCTATGCCGCGCCGGTGGCGAAAAATGCCGGGGTCAGTATCGAGCAAACCGCCGCGATGGTCGGTGCGTTGCACGATGCGAAAATTACCGGCTCGATGGCGGGAACGGGTAGCCGTGCAATCCTGAGCCGACTACAGGCGCCGACCGGTAAAGCCTTTGAGGCTATCAAAGAGCTCGGTGTCAAAACCTCTGATGCCAGAGGAAACACGCGCCCGATATTTTCCATCCTGAAGGAAATGCAGCGCAGTTTTGAGAAAAACAATCTCGGTACCAGCCAGCGCGGCGAGTACATGAAAACCATCTTCGGTGAAGAGGCCAGCTCGGCGGCGGCGGTGCTGATGACCGCAGCGTCGACCGGCAAGCTCGACAAACTCACCGCGGCGTTTAAAGCCTCGGACGGTAAAACCGAGGAGCTGGTCAAAATCATGCAGGACAATCTCGGCGGCGACTTTAAAGAGTTTCAGTCTGCTTATGAGGCCGTGGGTACTGACCTGTTTGACCAGCAAAACGACGCTCTGCGCAAACTGACGCAGACGGCCACGCGATATGTTTTGAAACTCGATGGCTGGATCACCCGCAATAAATCACTGGCGACCACTATCGGTGTTGTAGCCGGTGGCGCACTGGCGCTCATTGGTGTTATTGGCGGGATTGGCCTGATTGCCTGGCCGGTGGTGATGGGGATTAACGCCATTATCGCCGCCGCAGGTCTGCTGGGGACGGTCTTTACCGTTGCCGGTGGCGTAATAGTGACTGCTGTCAGTGCAATCAGTCTGCCGGTGGTCGCGGTCGCCGGTGCGGTGGTGGCCGGGGCACTCCTGATTCGTAAATACTGGGAGCCCATCAGCGCATTCTTTTCGGGTGTGGTGGAGGGGCTTAAAGCGGCATTTGCGCCGGTGGCGGAAATCTTCTCGCCGCTGACGCCGGTGTTTGATTCCATCATCAAGAAATTGCGCGGGGTCTGGCAGTGGTTCACTGACCTGATAGCACCGGTCAAGGCAACGCAGGAAACGCTGGACCGCTGCAAAAATGTCGGCGTGGAGTTTGGCAAGGCGCTGGCCGATGCGTTAACGGCTCCCCTGAACGTCTTTAACAGCCTGAGCGGCAAAGTCGGCTGGCTACTGGAAAAGCTCGGGGTTATCAAAAAGGAGTCGGACGGCCTCGACCAGACTGCCGCTAAAGCCAGTGCCGCAGCCGGTGCGCAAAGCGGGTCTTATATTCCGCAGACGTCCGTTTATGGCGGTTATCAGATGTACCAGCCAGTGACGGCGCCTGCTGGCCGGTCCTATGTCGACCAGAGCAAGCGTGAATACAACATTAATCTGTCGGGTGGCGTTGCGCCGGGAACTGACCTCGACCGGCAGCTCCGGGAAGCAGTCGAAAAACTCGACCGGGAAGAAAGAGCACGCCAGCGCTCAAGTATGCGCCATGACGGATGAGGGCTAAAACATGTTAATGGTACTGGGTTTATTTGTGTTTGAACGCCGCACGCTGCCGCATCAGTCCATGCAATATTCGAAGGATTACCGATGGGTGTCAAATGACCGCATCGGTAAACCCCCGGCTTATCAGTATCTCGGCGAGGGGGAAACCTCGCGCACGCTTTCGGGCGTGCTGTACCCCGAAATCACCGGTGGACGCCTGTCGCTGACGGCCATCGAACTGATGGCCGACGAGGGCAGAGCGTGGCCGCTGATTGACGGGACGGGCATGATCCATGGTATGTATGTCATCGAAAAAGTGACCCACACGCACACCGAATTATTCAGCGACGGCGCGGCCAGAAAAATTGAGTTTAGCCTCTCGCTGAAACGGGTCGATGACTCGCTCGCGGCCATTTATGGCGACCTGAAAACGCAGGCCGACAATCTGGTGACATCTGCCGGTAACTGGATCGGAGGGCTGGCGGGATGATTACGGGTCTGAATGTTCAGGCCGGGGCACAGATTGCTCCGGCGTTTATGCTCACGCTCGATGGCGATGATATCACGCAGAATTTCAGCGACCGGCTAATCAGTCTGACCATGACAGACAATCGCGGATTCGAGGCTGACCAGCTCGACATCGAGCTCGACGACACCGACGGGCTTGTCGAACTGCCGCCGCGCGGTGCAAAACTGACGCTGTGGCTGGGCTGGCAGGGCTCAGCCTTGCTGAATAAGGGCAGTTTCACGGTCGACGAAATCGAGCACCGTGGCGCGCCTGATACGCTGACCATCAGGGGGCGCAGCGCTGATTTTCGCGGCACGCTGAACTCCCGCCGGGAACAGTCATGGCATGACACCACGCTCGGTGTCATTGTTGAGACCATCGCAGCGCGCAACAAACTCACGGCCAGCGTGGCTGACACGCTGAAAGCGATCCCCGTGCCTCATATTGACCAGGCGCAGGAATCCGACGCGGTGTTTCTGTCCCGCCTGGCTGACCGTAACGGTGCATCAGTGTCGGTGAAAGCGGGGAAACTGCTGTTCCTGAAAGCCGGTACCGGCAGGACGGCCAGCGGCAAGCCCATCCCGCAGATGACCATCGAACGCGGCGACGGCGACCGTCATCAGTTTGCGATTGCTGACCGTGAAGCCTACACCGGCGTAACGGCTAAATGGCTGCACACAAAAGACCCGAAGCCGCAAAAGCAAAAGGTGAAGCTCAAACGCAAGCCGAAGGAGCAGCACCTGCGCGCGCTGCAACATCCAAAAGCGACAAAAACCACGTCAAAGGCCAGAGCCAAAAAAGAGCATGAGGCGCGCGAGGGCGAGTATATGGTCGGTGAGTCTGAGAACGTGCTGGAGCTGACGACCATCTACGCGACAAAGGCGCAGGCCATGCGTGCAGCTCAGGCGAAGTGGGACAAAATTCAGCGCGGAGTCGCGGAGTTTTCAATCTCGCTGGCTATTGGTCGGGCAGATTTATTTCCTGAAACGCCAATCGCGGTGAAAGGCTTTAAGCGCGTTATAGACGAGCAGGCTTGGGTAATCAGCCGGGTGGTGCACTACCTTAACGGGAACGGCTACACGACGGGCTTAGAGCTTGAGGTTAAGGTTTCGGATGTAGAGTATGAAAGCGAAGAATTAACGCAATAAATGTCTTTTATATGTTTGATATATAAGGATTTAATGGTTAAAATTGGTTCATCAATAACGCTCTGAGGTGTTCGCCATGTTCCACTGCCCTAAATGCCATTACGCCGCCCACGCTCGCACAAGTCGCTATTTTTCCGATACGACAAAAGAGCGGTATCATCAGTGCACAAACATCAATTGCAGTTGCACGTTCGTCACCACTGAGACGGTCGAGCGCTTTATCGTTTCGCCGGGTGAAGTAGTACCAGCGCCGCCGCACCCAACGCAGTCAGGCCAGCAACAAATCCACTGGATGTGACCAAAAGAAAGCCCCGCAAATGCGGGGCTTTTTGTATGCGATTAGTCAAAAAAGATGAGTGTTTGCAAGCATTATAACTTTGGCTCTTTCGGGCTGCTCTTTACCCATTTCATTGCAGGTATTTAGCGGTTTCTCCAAAACATAGCCCTGAGCTTTATGCTTATTGAGGATACGAAGCTCCTTAACCGTTTGAAGATATTTTGCAGGGACGTCTTTTGTCCAAATATCCATACAGGCACCTGAGCTGATAACAGTTTCATACACATCAGATGTTATCTGGTTCTCATTTAAAACAACCGTCAATGTGTCGCCACTTTTCGAGACCTCTACGGGTTGCCATGGCTTAAGGGACTTTTTCAAGGTAGAAGTATCATTTGCTAGTGCGGTGAAGGAAGTCAGGGTAAGGGCTAACAAAACTACCGTTTTGAAGGGTTTCAAATTAATTTCCTTATTAAACATATTGTTGAGACTTATTCTTGCACCGCTTAAAACAAAAAGTAAAGCCCCGCACATGGCAGGGCTTTTTTCGATGTGTGGACGACGTGTGGACAT